CTAAAGAACAAAGAGTTCACGAATGTAAGAAAGTGGGTGGCGCAGAACTGCGACATCAGTCCCTCTGTTGTCTTTCGTAAGATCTATGATACCATGGCAGACAATGTCGTACCTTCCAGCATTCCACAGGTTGTGATTACAATTGCAGACTACCAATACAAGGCAGCGTTTGTTGCAGACCAAGAGATCAATCTCATGGCGTGTATGACTGAGTTGATGGTAGAGGTGGAGTGGAAATCATGAGTGCATTTGAATATCTCAATTCAATCAATTTCACCAAAAAGAATTTGATGCGTGATTCTGAGAATGATGATCTTGCTGAAAAGAGTTATTCACCTTTCCTTGTGAACAGATCATTGTCATACCATCAAGACACATTGTCATATGCAAATGAAATGAATGTTCGCTATCACATTGATAATAAACTACAATTTGAATTTTTACTAAATATTGTTCGACCACGGAAGCGATTCGCCAAGTGGGAGAAGAAAAGGAGCGACGGTGACATAGCAATTGTGAAAGAATATTTTGGATACAATGATTCTAAAGCATTGCAAGCACTTGAAATCCTCACCACAGAGCAGTTGTCTGCTATAAGAAAAAAACTAGAAAAAGGTGGAAGAGATGCTTGATACATTAGTGGAAGTTTTTATTGATCATGAAGATGATTTCTTGAAGATAAGAGAGACGCTGACAAGAATAGGAGTAGCATCAAGGAAAGATAGAAAACTGTACCAGTCTTGTCACATTCTTCATAAACAAGGAAGGTATTACATAGTTCATTTCAAAGAATTATTCGCATTAGATGGGAAACCCTCTAATTTCGGAGAAGAAGATAAAGCAAGAAGAAACACAATCGCAAACTTGCTTGCCGAGTGGAATCTAGTAGAATTGGTTGATGCAAATAAAACAAAAGAACCAGTTGCTCCTCTAAGTCAGATAAAAGTTTTACCATTTAGAGACAAGGATGACTGGGAGTTGGTGACTAAATATAATATTGGAAAGAAAAGGTAATTTGTTATGCCAAATGTTGACTTGAATGCCTACAGTAAATTTGTTGAGAAGGTAACATCCAAAGAGAGTGAAACATATGATCATCTTCGTCGTCGCATAGAGAATGATCTCAGAGACAAAGGTGTAAATGTTTCACTTCTTCTCACTGCTGCAATTGGATTGGGTAGTGAAACTGGAGAGTTCCAAGAGATTATAAAGAAGATTTTCTTTCAAGGTAAAGAATTATCTGGAGAGAATATTTTCCACATGAAGAGAGAGTTGGGTGACATTATGTGGTACTGGATTAATGCCTGTCGTGCATTAGATCTAGATCCTAATTCTGTCATTGCAGAGAATGTTGAAAAACTTGCCTCTCGTTATCCAGGTGGAAAATTTGATGTATTTTACTCGGAGAATCGTAAACAAAACGATCTCTAAGTAAATGTAGTGCTGTGCCGAATGGGCAGCAATTTTTTTAACTCGCTGAAAAGGAGAAAACTATGACTTACATTAAAGATGTATTTGGTCGTGATATGTTCAAGGACTTTGATAAGTTCTATGTTGGTTTTGATGATCAGTTCAACAAACTGTCTAAACTGCATGATGATCTAACCAAGAACATTCCAAGTTACCCACCATACAACATTAAGAAAGTAGATGACAACAAGTATGTCATTGAAATTGCTGTTGCTGGTTTTAGCAAGTCAGAGATTGAGATTGAGTTTGCTGATGATAAACTGACAGTCCGTGGCAATTCAAAACCAGAAGATAACAAATTTGATTATCTCTGGCAAGGTATTGCTGCAAGAAACTTCACAAGAACATTTGCACTCAATGATCAGATTGAGATCAAGAATGCTGCACTTGTGAATGGACTTCTGCAGATTGGTCTGGAGAGAATTATTCCAGATCATAAGAAACCACGCAAGATTGAAGTTTCCGAAGAACCTACCACTGTATCAAAGTATACAGCGAAAAACAAAGTACTGGAGCACAAAGATGAAGACTTTGTTGAGTAAGATTGGAAACTTTTTTGCAGTAATCATTGGATCAATTCAAGATGCTCAAATGATGAGAGCGGAGCGTTATATTAAGAGCAGAAAGTAAGTTGATTCATAAATATGGGGGGAAGCAATTCCCCCTGTTAATTTTTGGAGAGACAAATGCAACTAACAAAAAATTTCTCACTCAGTGAGATGGTAAAAAGCGAGACTGCTCTTCGTAATAATTTAGATAACACACCTGGCGATACAGAGATTGCCAATTTGAAAGTGCTAGCAGAAAATGTTCTACAACCTATTAGAGATGCTTACGGAAAAGGTGTTAAGGTTAATTCAGGGTTCAGACATCCTAATGTCAATGCAGCAGTTGGTGGTTCAAAGACATCTGATCATTGCAAGGGTCAAGCAGCAGACATTGAAATTCCTGGGGTTGCCAATGCGGATCTTGCGGAGTGGATTAAAGACAATCTGGAATTTACTCAACTCATTCTTGAATTCTATACTCCTGGTATTCCTGACTCTGGTTGGGTTCATGTTTCTTATGATCCTAACAATCTGAAGAAGCAAGTGATGACAGCAATGAAAGAGAATGGCAAGACAGTATACAAAGCAGGAATCATTGCTTGACATTTTTGTAGTACAGTTTTACAATATTCTTTTATCATGAAAAAGCGAACGAATGAAATTTTACACAAACTTTTTTGTCCGTGGTGATTCTGTACATGTTAGAGGGTATGACAATCATAAGAGATTTGTAGAAAGAATCCCTTATCGTCCTACCCTCTATGTTCCCTCTCGTAAGAAAACAAAATACAGCACAGTCTTTGGTGAGAGTGTAGATTCAATTGAGTTTGGATCTATCTCTGATGCTAAAGAGTTCATCAACAAGTATGATGATGTAGAAGGGTTCAAGATCTATGGATCTACACTCTTTGGATATACTTGTCTGAATGAGAACTATACTGACCAATTCAATCCAGAGATTGTCAAGATTGCATACCTTGATATTGAGGTTGCGTCTGAAGATGGATTCCCAGAACCAGAACTAGCAAACCAACCAGTCATTGCCATTACAGTCTATGTAAATGGTACATACAATGTCTTTGGTTGCGGAGACTATTCACACTATCGTGATGATGTTACATACAGCAAGAGTAAAGATGAGAGGTCTTTGCTGGAGAGATTCCTTGATTTCTGGCAAGCAAGTGATCCAGACATTGTGACTGGTTGGAATGTGAATCTGTTTGATATATCATATCTGCATAATAGAATCAAAAAGGTTCTTGGTGATAAAGAGGTTAAGAGACTCTCTCCTACTGGTTTCATTGGTGAGCGGAAGTTTACGCTGAACAATCGAGAGCAGACAGAGTATGAACTGATTGGCATCTCTACACTTGATTACATTGATCTGTACAAAAAGTTCACCTACACTCAGCAGGAATCATACAGACTTGATCACATTGCGTTTGTTGAGTTGGGTGAGAGGAAGTTGGATTACTCTGAGGTTGAAACGCTGCATCAGTTGTACAAGACAGATTACAAAAAGTTCATAGACTATAATATTCGAGATGTTGAACTTGTACACAAACTTGAAGACAAAATGAAACTGATTGATCAGGCACTTGTCATTGCGTATGATGCAAAGGTAAACTTTGTAGATGTGTTCACTCAAGTGCGGATGTGGGATGTGCTTATACATAATTATCTCTATGACAAAAACATTGTCGTTCCACCAAAGACAAACAATCAAAAGAGTTCACAGTTTGCTGGCGCATATGTCAAGGAACCAGTCCCTGGAATGTACAAATGGATTATGAGTTTTGACTTAGACTCTCTGTATCCACACCTCATCATGCAATATAATATTTCACCTGAGACTTTTGTTGAGGGAGAGTACCAAGATGTCACTGTTGATAAGATCCTAGAGGGTAAGTTTGAGACACGTGATGATCTTTGTCTCACTCCAGGTGGATATTACTTTGCAAAAGATCGCCAAGGATTTCTTGCCGAGATGATGGAAAAGATGTATAATGA